TCCTGAATGGCATGATCGCTCGTTACCTGGAGGGCACCACCGGAACTCCGGCTGGTTTCAATGTCCTCACGGCGACTGTGAACGATGCCACCAAGAACTCCCCGTACGTCAAGGTGCGTTGGAAGCTGAAGCTCCCGACGGTTGATGCGGCAGCGTCTTGTGAATGTCCGGACGGCGTGAACCACGAGAACTTCGTGGACATCGTCGCCTCGGTCAGCACTCGATCGTCCGCGGCTGAGCGTGACAACCTGGCGAAGCAGATCAAGGATCTGGCAGCATCTCCTGAATTCCAGGCGAGCATTGCCAGCCTTGTGACCCCGTCCGCATAACGCGGCGGCTGTTACCCTGGTTGTTACATAAACCTCCTTAATTAAACAATGGAGTTAAAAGTGGAAAAGCAAAATCTCCACAGCCTAGCCTCGGCGCATGCTTTTGCATCGCCTCGGACTATGACTACGATGAGGTCGTTCTTCGCCGAGGTTGCCCCTTTTACGGAGTACCTTGATGAAGATGAACTCGTTGATCTTGCTGTTTATTCTCGGAATGTTCCAACTGACGGCTCTCTGGATGTTTCTGAATTCAGAGATCGTTACTGGGCGTCCGAAAGTTTCAGCAAGCTGCCCTTCCTCCTACCCGATGTGAATCGCGTGGAGGCAGCCCTGGAGGTATTCAGGGCGGCAGAGGTCCAGTGCGGCCGTGCTAATGCGCGGCTGTGCGATGTCCATAACCGCGTGGGGGTTAACACCCTCGCGTGGTCTAAGGCTCGCAACTTGTGCCGCTCGATCCTAGGTAGCTTCTCCTGGGATCACGCGGTCAAGCACTGTAGCTTTGGCCCCGGAGCTACTACTTCACTCCGGAGACACAACGCTGATAGACCTAATAAGTGGGAATTTGGTGCCCACATCACTAGGCAGTGCCTTCCTTTGTTCCTAGCATTCGTCAGGATGACTCCTGGCTGGTGTGAAGACGACGTTCGAGAAATCGAGATTGTCGCCGGGAACAAGGTTACAACCGTCCCAAAGAACGCCAAAACCGATCGCGTGATTGCGATCGAGCCTGACTGGAATATGTTTTTCCAGCGCGGGATCGGGGTTTGTATCCGAGACCGTCTTCGCAGGCGCGTGGCGCTCCTTCGTCCTGATGCACAAGAGACTCATCGTCGATTGGCTCAGGAGGGTTCTAGGGATGGCCATCTGGCCACTTTAGACCTCCGCTCAGCAAGTGATTCTGTATCACTCGCTTTGTGTGAAGCTCTGCTTCCCGACGACTGGCTTAGCGCGATGATGATTACGCGTTCGCCAGTTGGAGTCGTTGGGAGTGAAACTGTTACTTATGAGAAAATATCCTCTATGGGTAATGGGTTTACGTTCGAACTGGAAACAGTGTTGATTTACTGTCTGGTTCGGGCTATAGCAGATGAGGGAACTGTGTCCGTCTACGGGGATGATATTATCTGTCCCAATAGTCGCGCTGAGGAGGTCATCAACTTCCTCAACGAAGCAGGGTTCGAGGTGAACCTAAAGAAGAGCCACCATACAGGAGTCTTTAGAGAGTCCTGCGGTGGTCACTTCTATGCTGGACACGAAGTAACTCCTCCATATTTCCGTGATGACCTCACCACGGAACAAAGCTTGATGTCGGCCGCCAACAGACTTTCGAGGGCCTCTGAACAGAGGTTCCCCGGAGTCCGCGACGATCGATTCAAGCCCCTTTGGACCTCACTTACCAAGGGTTGCCGATTTTTCGGTCCCAAAGAAATGGGGGATGCCGTCATCCATGTTCCATTGGATTTCGGTTCACCGCGCCGTTTCTGCCGTAGATTGTACGGTTGGCGCTTCAAAGGGCTGCTCTCACGTACCTCGTCGATTAGGCGTGATACGTGGGGCGGCGTCCTCAGCTCCCTTTGGGGACATGAGGTTACGGAGGAGAGCTACGTTTCCAAACGTAGCTTGGTGAGAGTTGGAAACCTCTACACCAACGGTTGGACAGGGC